GATTTATTTGTCGTAAAATTTAATAATGGCGATAGCACTATAAAAAATACTGTCGCTGTTAAGATGCCTATAGGGTCAGATAGATATAATGATGTCGGATTGATCCGTGCTTTAATACCAGATGAGATATCCCCATTAGAGTTTTCCTCGGAACTACCCAAAGCAGGTTCGACGGTGAACTTATTTGGCTATGGCACAGGGGAGCTTAGAGGTTGGAGTGCCGTGTATGCTGGTAGCCCAATGGGAAATGACGGAATAATTGTCTTTTCATGGGCAATACAAGGGGATAGTGGCGGCCCGATTATTTATAACGGCAAGGTTATAGGAGTAATTTGTTGGGGTACAGGTGTAGGAAAGTTCAAAAATACCAGAAGGCTGATTATATGCCCGATCAACGGTAGTAACGTAGGGCGAGTCAAGAACTTTATAAAAGCGTTCTCTGCCTAAAATGTACAAATTATATTATGATAAGATTATACTGTGGGGCTTTATTTGGATACTATTAGTTAGCCTATTAGATCATTACCTCACAATTAAACTACAGGACTCCATTCTCCAATTTGAGTGGAACCCTCTGGGCGTTGTGCTCATAGAAGCCGACGCGGGGTCTGTTGCTCTTTTTATGACCCTAAAGATGGCATTTCTCTGGCTTATAGCGGCCATCATTCTCTGGCTATATCAAGTTAATAAGAAGTTCGCTTATGCTGCTATAATCTCACTGAGCATAGTGCAGGCATTTCTTATTTTATTCTTCCTCGGCGGCCAGCAATAAAACACTAAACTCGCTGACTGTCGCCATGTCCGCCATTCTTAAGTATTTGGGTGGGACAAAGTTACAAAATGTCGGCATTTAAAAATAAGTGCCTACGAAATGTAACAAAAAGTGCTGACTGTCACCATTGACACCATTCTTAAGTATTTAGATGCGACAAGATTAAAAACGGCTGGCTGGCACGCATGGCTAATTAATCTTAAACGATGAGACGCGACAACTCTGAACTTGGCTGACTGTCACTATTGAAAACGATTCTGCAAAGATGGGGAAGGACAAAGAAGGGGGGTATTCTGGGCAAGATTTGCTCTCCAGTAAGGGTAGAAGGTACACTATCTCCATTATACCATATACATCGGCATATTTCAATAGTAAAGTTCAACAAAAATCAAAATCGACGTAAGTCCTTAGTTTGCAAGGGTTTGGCACGAAAATTGCGGCCCCCGGCGACGTAAGTCCTTACGCCACAAGGGTTTACTACAAATTAAGTTCAATCCACTCTACCACATCGCCCACCGCCCCCTCTAAATTCTCCACCGACGAAAACCCCAAGTCGCTCGCATCGTCTTCATCACAATCGGCTCTGAGATATTGCAGGGCCACTAAAACAATCTGTCGATCTGTCTCGTCTCTAAACATATTACAACCTTTTCCTGAGCCACTCGTGAAATAGTCCCAACGTCAACGAAGATAAAAACGCCAATAAAATTAGTTTCCCAATACTCACCCGCTACCCCCTTTCGATATGAAAAACCCCACCGGCAGGGAAAACCCCACCGGCAGGGACACACACAACGAAAGGACGGTTAGGCGACCAATTCCAGAACCAGCTTTTCAGCCTTACGGACGTTTGCATCCCGTGAGGCTCGCAGGATTCTGTCGAAGTCAGATTTGAATCCGGTTTTCGATTGGGCGTCATGCTGAACATAACCCTGCACAGCGTTGAACGCTTCCCATGCGGAAACCTTGAACGTGTTGTCCATGCTTGGACGACCTGTTCGGAATCTCTCAGATTGCAATCGTTTAAAAATCGCTTCGGTTCGATCCTTGTGAACCGTAATGCCACGCTTGCTTGCGTCCGTTTCCGGTTGTGGGTAGATTTCATTCAGGAAGTCCACCATCTGAACCTCGGACGATTGCAGGTGCATGATAACATCAGTCAACCCACTCCAAGAGTCCTTGAGCGTATTGAAGGTGGAAATCAGTTCGTCCATGTATCCACGCAATCCAGACGTATGACGGATGGAAACGGTTGTCCCGCTCACCTGTCGCATCATGGCGAGATTTCTGCACGCATCACGATAGTAGCCCATCGTAGCCGCAAACGCTCGACCATCATAGCCAGCATTGACGATTACACGGGGCCAAATGTTATCACTCTGACCGTACACGCTCAAACGCTCATGCTTGGTAGGCTGAATAGAAACGTAATGCCCATCACGAAAATGGCAGCTTACGTCAATGTCACCATCGAAAGCCTCGGCGGCGGCATCACACAACGCAACCACATCTTCCGTTTGATGCGGAACGTATCTAGAAGTTACAGAACCCTTACCGACAACTTCTTCTGTGTCGGATCGGAACATTGCATACCACGGGGTACGCATACCATCTGGGCCACTCAGCGGAAACTTGTCAACAGTGAAGTCGAACGCTTCTCTAATTTTACCAGCGGCGTCATTTGCTTGAATTTGCATCTCAAAAACCTTTCGTTGAAAATAAATCTTACACTTACATTATACAATAATTATCGGCAATGTCAAGACAAAACCTTAGTCGAATTCGCAATTTCCGAACATTTCTTGCCAGCAGTCATCGCAGGTGCCGGAGATCAAAAGCTCCCGTTCTCCGGCAGACAGGTACGGCATCGCGTCCTGAATATACTCGCCAGCTTGCCAGCTTGCTACGTCTTCCATGTTGACCATCAGCTCATGGTCTTTCTGGCAATGTCGGCATACCGCATATCGGGGTTCTAGGCTCTTCGTCATTTTTTCATCCTTTGTGTTTGTTATCATACCACCATTATAATATATATATCGGCAATGTCAACCCCTAAACTTTAATTTTTCTTTGTTTTTTTTAAATCGTCGTAAGTCCTTTGGCAGCAAGGGTTTACGGCCCGGCGGGCCGCCCCCAAGTCGCTAAGTCGTTTAGCCACAAGGGGTTACGAACTTTTAGATATTGATTACCTGATACCTGTGACCATTTGGCAGCGTGAGGGTTCCGCCAAAGAACTCCCACATCATATCAGTCTTCAATGCCCGAGCGTGTAATTGTGTTAGTTCGGGCATATCTTCTTTTTGCTGCTGCTCAGTACATTCTGTTGCGATAACTTTCAACATGTTTAGTTTCCTTTCGTCTTCAAGTAAATTTTGCAAAGAGTCTTAAACCTCTTGCGTGTGTTTCCATCTTGAGGATGTGCGGCAACAATAACCCCACTGTCCTGAATTTTCACAAAACGCGAAGGTTGCTCTTGCCCACACTTCACCCATTGGCCAGCCTGCAACTTGAGTTGTCCAGTTCTAACCATATGTGCCGTGTTGTGATTCCACAAGTCTACCACTTTCGTGTAACGCATCATCTCTCCTTTACCAAGTGTTGTTGTATTATATTATACCATATCTTTTTGGTATGTCAAGTTAAAAGCCAGAACATCGCCAGTAACTTCGTCGCACCACACATCTACCCACTGTGCTCTATCCACGTATACATCGTAACAATAGTTAGACATCACCCAACGATCCGTTTCGTAGGGGTTGTAGTAAACCGCGTGCCAGCCAAAGTCCAACAGCTCCAACGACTTTCGTGCGTCCTGAACAAAACCCTCGATGAACGCATGGACATTCTTCTTTCCCTCTGCCCGAACTCGTTTTTGCCCGGCTTCAGACACGATAAATCGGCAATCTTTAAGTACGACATTCGTTGCATGGCATCTGACAATGCCCCCCTGTCTCACGCTTACACATTTTTTGTGCAGGTTGCGATACACCCGCACCGGCTTGGTCGGGTCAATATGCTCCAGAACCTCAACGCTCTTTTCGCAAAACGGCTTGTTCATGTCGTCGTCCTTGTGTGTGTCAGTGTCTTACTCTTCCATTCTACTATATATATCGTCAAAAGTCAAGGAAAAACTTTACACTAAATCATGAGTTTACCTAAAAAGTTGTAAGTAGTTGATATACAAGGACTTACGTCAAAAAGTGCCGCCCCGGCCGCCCTAAGTCCTTACGGCATAAGAACTTACGACGATTTAAAAACCGGCAACCCCATTGCACTTATCGTCGCAGGGGCTACCGGCTCAACACAACACGGAAACTTAAGCCGGTAGGAACGGCGAAACCAGAGAACCCACAAAAGGAATCCGAATTCCCCATTTCTGACGCTCGCGATAGAACGCCTTAACTCCGCCACGAGTTTTTACTGTGTCAAGGTCACGCGACCGGCTAAACTCAGGGTCATGCTTACGGTACATGCCCGTAACCGTATCCCAACTAAGCGGCTGCTTTTCTGTATTACGTCGAGACTGTAGAACGCCCCAACGGAATTTTGAACCTTCGACCGGCTGCTTGTAACTAAATAAAACTAAACTTTTCATTCTGTCGCTCCTAACGATAGTAGTGTGAGAAAAATTGCACCTAAAAAAATAATGATATACGCCATATGGTTTCCCCTAGATTGCGGCTAATTTCTTTCTTGAATAACTTCCCCTTCCCTTTAGTTGTTTGAGTGCGGTAGCGGCTTCGCTACCCTTTGGTTGAGTTCCATGAATCAGTAATGCAAAGTCCTGATTTTTCAGACTAGGACGTGCCGCGTGTGAATCGTCGTGGTCAATTTCAAGGTCACCGGCTTCGGCTTCACTGAATATAACCTTAGCGGAACGTAAACCATGCTCTGCGATTAGTTCATCATCACGACCACCATAACTAGCGGTCAAGATAAAATTGTCAACTTGGTCTATCCACGCCATATGATGAAGCCAGTATTTTAGCGACTTCGTATAGGCATAAAACAATCGCGTCGGGTGCATCATAGCCATTGTAAGCCATGAAAACATATAGTCAGCACTGAAAAAGTCGCCCGCAACATGAATCCGACAAATACCCAAGTTATCGGGCATTGATTGATTGAGCATATGCGTCATATCGTTCAGGTGTTCACCACGCAACATATCGAAGTTGTGCTTGCGTGAATTGTATACGTTGGTATACTGTACTTCCTGAGACGCTGAGAAACAGCGAAACTTCGTATGCTTTCCGTCCTTGATTGTCCGCTTGCCGTTTTCATCGGCTACGGCTTTGGACAGACAGTCATGGGCAAATGGGCAAGAGTACCCACTGAGAAGGTCAAACGAGTAGATTTTGCGACCGTGTAGAAACGGTTTCAACTCATCGACGTTTTTCAGGGCTTCGGTTTTTGCGTTTGCTTTTGAATACTTCAACACTGTGATTCGCTCCGTGTTCGTGTGTGTTACTCTATCATTATATCATATTTATCGGCTTTGTCAAGGTCGAATCTTTAACTTTTCTCAAAAAGATCCCAATACCCTTCTGGGTATCCTTCTTCCTCATCAAATTCTAATTGCGGAATTTCAACATATTCACACAATTCTGTCCAGTGATCCAGCCAGTCATCCCATGCGTCATCCATTGTCTAGTACTCCATTGCTTCACATTGTTCATCGGTTGCGATTGCCACTTCTGCCGGATGAAACCCAAGCGGCACGTTGTCAACACACCATTGCGGGAATTCCGATGGTGTCACATGCTTAGGGACTCGCAGAACCAGCACTGTGCCGGTTGCGGTGCGTTCACACTGACAGAGCAGATTGAGACCTTCGGGCAGGTCTTCGTAGGGGTTGTGTTCGACGTTCATTCCTGATCCTTTCGTGGTTAGGTTATGTTCTCATTATATAGTATATATCGGCGTTGTCAACCCCAAACTTAAGAAAAAACCAGAAAAAAATGATAATTGACGTAAGTCGTTACTACCAAAGGACTTACGACCCCGGTGGCGGCCCCGGAGACCCTAAGTCCTTACTGTGTCAGCACTTACAGCGAGGCCGATGGGACTTGAACCCACAACCACCGGATCGACAGTCCGGTACTCTAACCAATTGAGCTACAGCCCCAAGATTCCATTATACTATCTTTATCGACATATGTCAAGGCTATCTTGAGATTTTTCTG